CGTATTATAAGGATACACTTCATCCTGGATGTTGGACAACAGCGTGGAGCAAATATTGAAGATGGTGGTGCTCTCGTTGGGCAAGTAGAACATTTTCGGCACGATTTTGAAATCGTCGGGCGATGCAACTTTGCTGGGCCGCTTCGTCTTTAAATCATTCACAAACCTCTTCAAATGGAGGAGCCGATACTTATCTAAATCTTCCTTGGTCTTCGGTTCTTCAAACCAGGCGAAGTCCAGCTCGCGCACCGACTTTACGCGCCCGTTGCCGGCACCCATAAAATAGATATCAAACGCCGCGTAATGGTTGATGAATCGCCCCGATTTGTCCATCAAGATGTGCTCGCCATCCAGAATCGTCCCCCAAGCCGTCTTCTCCGTCGCGGTGAGACCCGTGAATTGTACGAGCATATTGGTGTTTATCAGGTAGATGCGCCCATCGTGGGTGTCAATATAGAGGAGTTTCCGCTCGCCATCTGCCTTGTCTGTCGCACAATAATTCACGCGAATATTGGGTTCATTAGAGGTCTGGTCCAGTTCAACGATGTTTTTTAATTGAAGCGTACAAGAATTGGGTCCGATGAAATTGCGGCCATATACGCGGCGTTCTTCGTATAAATCGCCATGGACCGTGCGCATATAGGATTGTAAGACGCGGTCGTGTTCCGAATAAGGTGTCGGGTATTTTGTGTCTTGGAGGGCGCTGAGCACGACGCGAATCACGGATTCCAGCTCTTTTATCACGTCGGCCGCCTTGTCAAGGGGCGTCCCCAATCCAACCTTCTCGTTGTCTATTTCCAGCTCAATTTCACAGAACTCCTGGTTATTCAGCACTTGCGCCTCTTCCATCGTGAATTCGGGGACCATGATTCCGCCGGATGTCTTGGAGGTGCGAATGATACTGAGATCCACCGCAATGGGGCTCTTTTCGCTGGTGAGACGGACACGATTGATGAGACGATATGTCTTGCGGTAATCGCGCCATGTCCCCAGAATATCGTTGGCGATTTTGGACTTCAAATTGTAGTCGGTTTCCATATTGAAGGATACGTTGAATCCGTAGTCGCGATTCGTGATTTTCTGGACGAACTTGCCGTCGCGGTCTTTGGCGGATGACTTCTGCGTGAATTTGATTTTCTTGTAATTGGCGGGGACATCGGCGAGCTTTTTCAAGTTGTTGTCCGAGCGGCAATATTGCTGGATGAGTTCGGCACCAAACAATTCGGCGCGCACATTTGACATCTGAATTGAGCCCGTCTTGGCATTCGTGTGCTGCGACTGAATGCGCAACATATTGTCGCCGGATTCGTTTTCGCATTTGAACCCGTGTCCGCGCATACGGCGGATTACATTGTCGTATTCGGTCTTGGTAAAGGTGTGTCCGCGGTGAGGCTTGAATCGCACTTCAAATTCCTTTGTTTGTAGATTGGTGGCCGTTGCTAAATACTGATTTATCATTTTTAGAAGGTCATCCTTGAATCCAGAAGGAGGCGATGGTGTCTTATCCTGCGCCTTTACGTTAGATTGTGTGTCTGACATTGTTATGTGAATATATTATACATTTATATTATTAATCCAAAATATATTCAATTTTATAGAGGAAAAAACAGCTGTATCCCTTAGGGAGGGCCCTTCGGGAGAATGCTTATACAAGCCTCGCATTAACGCATTCGGTCATTTTCACAAGCAGCTTCTCATAATATTCCGACTTTGACATCTTGACATCGCTCGGTCCAAAGATGCGCGTATGAATTCCCACCAATTCGTCCAATTTGTACGCCGACGCGCCCAGCATCGGTTTTTCATAATGCTCCAGCGCCATATAATTCGCGCGAATATCGGCGGATTTCCCCGACTGGTCCAAATAGAGGCGCCCTCCCTTTTCTATGCGCAAAATGATGTCATCGGCATTGACGGCGTCAGCATCCTCTTCATCCGAGACATATTCCTTGGAAACAAACCGCAAATATGCGCCGATTTCCTCAAACACCGCATATATCGGGCGTTTATAGTATATCGCACAGGCGACCAGACCCCCCGCCGCCTTGTCCATAAATGGCCGCGTCATCAAATCGCATCGGATTTCGTTCATTTTCGCGATGGTCAGTTTGTAATTGGACGCTTTTAACGCATTGGGATTCTTGTTGAGATGTTCGGAGATGAGTCGTTTCTCATTCATCAACAAATTGGTTGCGGTGGTGCCCTTTTGAAATAGGGATTGCTCGCCGTTGATGGCGACGAAGACACATGTGAATACGGAGTCCTTGGATTTGGCGTGGTATTTATATTGGGGTTTTTCATAAGGGGCCTTTGGTTCCAAAGATGGGGTCTTGGAAGGGGCATCCGAAGGGGGTTCTTTTATAGGAGATTCCTTTAAAACCAGTTCTTGGATATTTGGTTTTGGAACAATGGGTTCTTGGATAATTGGGTCCTCTACTTTCTTATAAGAAGAAAGTAGTCGCGTGGCCAAATCTTCCGTCATCATATATTTTTCCAAACATTCCAGCGTATTGTGTTCCAACATAAAGTCTTTCTGGCCGTAAATTAATTTGAACTGTTTAAGATTTAAATCCTCCCCGAAGGGGATAGGATTTGTATCTTTGGCACGCGAAGAATGTGAATCCGCTCTGCGGATTGAGTGCTTCGCTTGATTGAACGATTTTTCATCAATCATATTTGTGTGTTATTATAGATAACACATAAACCTTTATCTAATTTTCAATATTTCAAGTGATAAGCTATCCTTCGGTTTTAGCTTACCATATCACTATCAAAAAACGTGTTCTTGAACTCTTGTTTCTGGTGCTCCACGGTATTAATCACACTCTCTTGGTCACCCACATACTTCACATACTTCGCCAATTCGGTAATGGTCTCCTTCGGCAAAAACGAAATATTCACAAAAACCCCACTCTTGTTTTCGTTCAATTTGATTGTCGGGTTCATCTTAAGGATTCGCAGAACCTCTATTTGGTTGGACTTCGCCATCTTTTCTATTTGGTCTTTGATATTGGTCAGTGATTCGGTGGTTACTTGGAATGATTCGGCAGACATCGTATATCGTGTTATGGCGACCTCGTTTTATGCCGTTTCCAAATGTCATAAAGGGTCTCACATCAAGGGCTGATTACATCAAACCCGCAATCGCCGTAATCGCATTGTCATTCAACTCAAATCGCGTGCCAATGATTTTCGCCCGAATAGTATCATCCTCTCGGATTACGTCAAACCGCGGGTTCATATTCTGATGGTCGCGCGCAATAAACACAATAATCGGCACATTTTCGTTGGCATCAACCACGTGAGCATGAATGCCCGCCTTGGTGATATTTTGTACGAGGCACGACACCTCTATATCTTTAATCGGGTTACAAACCATTGACCGAAACACCACGTGAAACTCCACGTGGTCGTCTTTGATAAGCCCCGCCGAATAGGATACAATGTCTATGGTGCCCGGGCACACATATCCTTCCACGCAGCATTTTCCCTCCATGCTGGCGGCGAGTTTCTTAATGAGGTTGGACTTCACATTTTTTCCAATTTCCGTGATTTTGAGCGCGAGTTTTCGGGTTAATAGCGAGTCAATATATACACCGCCAAGGTCTTTTTGGGGAGCATTTCGTGGTTCCATTATATAGAAGTATAGTATGATTTTATATTTTTATAAATACAAATATAAAAAATCAATTTTTCACGCATCCTCTATGGGTTATTCAAGAAATTACACAAAGTGAAAATGAAACGTTTTCACGATAATGTGTTTATTGGATAAACCATAGAGGTTTTATTCAAGAAACTGAAGTAAATATACGGGTTATATTTTATAACAAAACAAAACAATGACCACTTATACCGAACCCGAAACCCAACACAATTACGTATATGAACTCAACCAGCATTCGGTGCGTTCGTTCATACATTATGATGCCAGCGACAAATATTACATCGTGGTTTCCGAGAAAAGAACCGAATCCGAAGAACCCGACGAGTTCTATTTTCGGTCGCGCAATAAGGCCCGCATCGTCCATTATTTGGGGTCATTGTACAATGAATTCGTGATTGTCGGGTTGCGGCTATATGACTATGATACCTTGCCATCCGAAACGTCATTTGACTTCTTGGATAACTGGACACGTGCCCCGTCCGATATGGAGGTTCCGCGAAGCATTTACATTAGCGATGGCGCGATGGTACTCTCACTTTTGAAATGCTTGTCGCATTTACAGATGTCTGCCGGACTCCCTTAGGGAGTCCGACATAATCACTTCGGGAAATGCGGGCATTTTCCGAACAAATTGAGCTTCCCTAAGTTACATAAAAAGGTGTAAAAGAAAAGGTTTATATCTTCAACCGCTGAATCTTGTTATAATTCGCCATCTCTTGGCGCATAAACCACGGTTTTTTCCTCGTCGCAATCTTTCGCATCACGACTTCCAGGATGATTCCCAGCGCAATCTTGCTCATCTTTGTCGTTGTGTCGGCTTCATACTGAATCGGTATATTTGCCGACTTTAGCACATTGTTCAGAAGCACGATGATGTCGCCTTTCGCCTCCTGCATCAAATAGGCGCCCGGGTTGTTGCGTTTCAACAAGAACTGTTTAATTTTGAACACGGAAATGCCGGTTTTGAATCCGCCGAAAAACCCCACAATCTTTGGCAAAGAGAGAGGCTCTGCGAAAAACCGTTCATTCAAGGCGGGGTCAAAGGTTTCCATCCGATGGGTGATATCACTCCAATCAGCTAAATCAAACAATACATTTTCGTCATCTTTCGCAATCAGAATGCCCCGGGTGTCCTCTATTTGGAACACCAAGTATTTGAAATACTCCACCGTGTATCTTTCCAGATCAGTGGTTGGTTGCTCAGTAACCGCCCATTTTGCCAGGGTCACGCGGTCTTTGTATTCCAGCGAGTTCAGCGCGTGTTCCCAAATGTAGGGCGTCAGTTCCGCCTCTGTTATCCCGTGTTTTTCCATCAATTGTTTTTTCGCCGTGTAATCAATGAACTCCGCCACCTTTTTCTTGGACGAACTCGCCTTGTAGCTATTGACGTGGTTGTACCAGTCTTCGTCATTGGCCACCGTCACGGTTGCTGGGCCAAGAGCTCGCGAGCCATTCATCTCAATTTCGGCTAAAATGCGGCGGACCTCAACATTGCCCATTGTTGGCATGGATTTTGCTTGTCCAGTGGTAGTCGCTACGGCCTGTTCCGAAATCGCCGGCGAAATGCCCACGCGGACCCTCTCATTCTTCACCTGAACCGGCACCATTGAATCAAACACCGACGAATGAGGGTCGCTCACTTCCAGCGGCTGGAAAAGGTAGTATTTGTCGCGATTTATCAACCGCCCCACCCGCCCATATTTGTCGGTAAATGTCCGCGATGGGTTCTGGATAAGTTCGGTCAATGCGAAATACAAATTGTACTTAGAGGCCGCACCCACCATATTCTCAATCACGTCATAATGGAGCGCGATTTCGCGGCCAATAATGGCAGTCACTTTCTCTATCAGCTTTTGTAGAATAAACGCACTGGGTTTCGTAATCAGGATGCCCTGCTTCTCCTCCGGCATCGGCTCTTCCGGCAAACAACTGTATTCGCAATCAGGCATATAGTCGCACGCAGAGGAATTGGATTTGTCGCCCACTTGAAACAACTGTGGTTCCTCCATCGTAGAGGAGCGAATCATCACTTTCCCAACGGCGGTCATATTCACATCCGTGAAATAGGTTTGCGAGTGATTCAGCACGCAATCCACCGAAATCTGTTTCAAAAGTCGCGTTACTTTGCCGATGTTTTGCGCCTTCTTCTCGGCATATTGGTAGACATATGTATCCGCCGAAAAGACATCTGCGGCGGCGGGAAGCGCCGCGTGTAAGTAAATCTCCACGTTCCTCTCTTCAAACTCCAATTTACAATGACTCAAGTTGCGCACACCGCGCCCCACAATCTGTTCAATGCGGTTCAAATTGTACCACGGGTCCAGAATATGAACCTGGCGCACGTATTTGAAATCCAGGCCCTCCGACGCCGCGCGCGAAATGAGGATGACACGCACCAGGGCGCCATTCTTATTGGCCTCTCCTGTGGCATAGTTGATGTCCGCCGCATTGTTCTGCGAGAAATACTTGTCCCCCGACAAAATCATATACTTTGCTTGGTTGAACTTCGTGCCAGGCACGGCAGGTTTCATAGTGATGGCGTCAATCGGCTCGCTATCAATGGCCCCCGGTTTGAACAGCTGCGTGGCATTCGCGGAGGTCCCGTAGCGCGTGAATCCCATCTCCTCTAATGCCAGCGATACAGGCACAATACCGCCATCAATGTATTGGGTATAAATGATGATGATACCGCGCGAACGCCGAACACACGCGCAAATGTCGGCGATTTTGGAGCTGTATTTGCGCAACTCGGTTTCGTGAAATATGCGGGGGATGCCGCGCTTGTATTCATAATTGTATTTGCGGTACTCATAGACGTCGCCTCTCTTCTCGCTCTTTTCCACAAAGGACATATTGGTCTGGAGCCCTTCTTTGCCGACAAACTTCGCATCCCCCGACACACGATGAAATGTCATATTCAGGGCTTGTAGAGGCATTTGGAGTTGGGCATATCCGTAACTCTCGTTGTTAAAATCAATATTCACGTCCGAGTTCATATATTCGCGCATAATGAGCTCGTAGGATTCTTGCTGATAAGGGTCCAAAGTGGTATAGTAGAGAGGCGTATTTATCGGCGTTTTCGCGAGTTTGGCGTTGTCCGGCGCGAATGCGTCGGGATAGATGCGAAAGGGAAACGTGTATGGGTTTTCACCGCGAACGTAGGACACGTATCCGTTCAGTTTTTGCTGTAACAGGTCGGGTTTCACCAACACGCCTTCGGCGGTGAATGCGTCCTCATATTGAATGGGGGCTCGGCGGTCATTGATATTGAGCAGATTACATATCCAGATGATTTCGCGGGGGGAATTGAACATCGGGGTGGCAGACATCAATATGAGGCGGAGGTTGTCGGCGTGCGCGGCGACGCGCAACAACAGTTTGGCGAGCCGTTTGTCCTCTTTTGCGCAATTATGGACCTCATCAATGATGATGAGCCGATTGTTGAAAATACGCTGGATGTTTTGTACCTCTATTTGCTCTCTTAGCACATCGTCATCGGTGGCCTCATAGACCGAGTTATAGACATTTTCTTGGATGAAGTTGGCCAGCTGTAAGTAGCCCATAAAGGCATAGCTCGTATTGATGATGGTTTTCACTTGCGACGCGATTTTCTCACGACTGATGTTGGCACCGACGGGGTTTATTTCGCGGATGAGCTTATTTCCAACACACGAATTGTTCTTCCATGTCCCCTCTACATATTCTAGCTTGGTTTCATCAAACAATTGTAGTCGGAAATTGTTTTGTACGTTGCTAGAGGCGATAACCATAATGCGTTGTGTGATACCGGCGTTTTTCATATAATCGCGCAATTCTTCGGCGATGCCGATTGCGGAACATGTTTTGCCGGTGCCGACGCCGTGGTATATAAGCAGCCCCTTGTATGGCGTGTTCTGGGAGATGAATGTTTTGACAAACAATTGGCGGGCTTGTAGTTCAAACTCGGGGTTTTCGCAAATCATATCGGAGGTTTCCTTGAGAGGTTGGGTGATATCGGCGTCGTAGGTGAATGCGCTGAACTCGTTGCGTTTGGCGATTTTTTGATTTAGAAAAGGGTCGTTGAGAGAGGGATACAAGAATGAGCTGTTTTCCAAAAGACCACGCTCGGCTGGTGGCGATTCATCCTCTAATGAATCCTCTGAAGGTGATTCATCTTCGGGTGATTCCTCCTCTAATGAATCCTCTGAAGGTGATTCATCTTCGGTCGATTCATCCTCTAATGATTCTTTGGATAATTCTTCTTGAGATTCATCCTCTAATGATTCTTTGGATAATTCTTCTTGAGATTCACCCTCTAATGATTCTTTGGATAATTCTTCTTGCGATTCATCCTCTAATGATTCTTGTAAAACATCTTCCGATGGTTCGTCTGATGATTCCTGAGGCGATTCATCCTCTAACGATTCGCCTTTTAATTCTTCTTGCTTTAATGATTTGTCTTCGGGTGATTCCAAACTACCTCTCACAATTGGTTTGTATTCGTCGGCATTTATTAATTCAAGACGCTGTAATTCTTTGTCAATTGTATTTCCTCTACTTACATCGGAAGGTGAATCATATTTATTTTCTGGAAGAGGAATCTTCTGTGATTGAATCGGCTTAGTCTTGGCTTTAACCTCAGACTTGACCGCAGACTTGGTCTCAGACTTGGCCTCAGCTTTAACCACAGACTTGGCCTCAGCCTCGGATAAGTCCAATGAGTCGGTTGAGTCCAATGACGGCGTCAAAGCACTACGAATCGCATTTCCAATCGTTTTCAACAAAGATGGTTCCTCTTTGACTTTGCGTTTGGTACCCCGTTTTGCTAATTGCCGTCTTTTATATTCTTCATCCGACATACATTCATTATTATAATTGGGCCGCCGCCGTGTTCCTGCTTTACACCTCGGTAATCGGGGTTTCTCCATATATGTATATTATATCCACATACATATATTATTTTTGTACCAACAACGTAAGTTGCGTTAAGACCATTTGGTCCCTCCTTTCAGGAGACCTTCGGACCCGGAGGTTAAGGGCCCTCCTTTCAGGAGACCTTAAACAGTCGGGCTCCTGAAAGGAGCCCTTAAACAGTCGGGCTCCTGAAAGGAGCCCTTAAGCAAAGGTCGTCGTACAAGACGTCAAAACAATATTAATATTTGATAAAATCCGTTTTTTTTCTAAATTATAAGGTCTTATTGCCCCCAAGCACTCGTTGAACGATTTCCATTCCACTTTACTCACTTCAAACTTATCCACGTCTGTCATTTTCTCAGCGACACTCGTATTGTAATCCACATACATCAAGAAATACCGATGCTTGTATGACTTGTAGTTGGACCCCATAAAAATCTCTTCATAGGGCGCCAAATTACTAACCACAAACGTCATATTGCGCGATTTGATTCCCGTCTCCTCGTAGAACTCGCGCAGCGCACAATCAACGTCATTCTCATTGTAATTGCGCTTCCCTTTTGGAAACCCCCATTCTGGTTCGTCCCACTTTGTCGGACATTCATTTATTATCGTCTCCAGAGTGAAGGTCGGCGGACACGATTGAACGAACATATTTGGCGGGGTCTTGTTCATATATACGCCGCTCTTCAACTGGTTAAACTTTTCGCGCGACACCATTTCTTCCGTTTTATAGCGGCTTTCGCCAAACTCATACGACGGCGATTTATTCACGGACAACCCCGGTGGTGCGACCGGTTTATCCCACACCTTTTCCCAGACTTCATCAAACGTGTGTTCTAGCAACATCGCCCTCTCTTGAATCGTCATCTGGGAAATCATATTCATAATATAATATTTGTTGTTCACCGAGTATTTACCGCGAATAAAATCCATCAAACCGAGCGTGTCCTTGCGCCGTATCATCAAATATTCAATCACCTTTGTTTCTGGGTGTTTCCGATATGCGATAATCCCATTGCTGGTGATGGGCATTTTACATTGGTATGCTGGGTGTCCGCGCTTTCCACAATTATTACAGCTCATACTGGGGTCTTTCTACCTAGTGTATGAAAATACTTCTAAATACTATCTGGTAGTATATTAATTGATGTCAGAGATAAAAGCAAGATCAGAAGAATCCGCGAAAACCTGGGGTCCGCATTACTGGTTTTTCATGATGTCGGTCGCCCTCTCTTATCCCGACTTCCCCAATGAAACCATCAAGCGCAAATACTACGATTTCTTCACAAACTTCGGGCTTTTTATTCCGGACCCCGATATGGCCAAGCGGTTCAATCAGATGCTGGACCGCTATCCGATTACGCCGTATTTAGGTAGCAAAGACTCGCTGGTTCGGTGGGTCGTATTTATCCACAACAAATACAATGAAATGCTGGGGAAACACGAGGTTTCGCTGGACGCTGCGCTGGCCGCCTATTATGACCAGTTTATACCGAAGCCGGTTTATTTACACCATAAACTAAAGATGCGACGATACTGGATACACGCGGTATTCATCGCGTTGTGCTTTGCGCTCATCTTTTGGTTAGTCTAGGCGCCTACCTTTTTGACCCACCTTTTATACCGTACCAAAATATATAGGAGATGCGCATTGAAATACTTATTTTGTTGGTAACTGGATTTTTGATTGCCAACGTCTATACGGACGGCAAATACTGGAAACTGTTACAAACCAACCAAAAATACTATAAAATGGGCGGAATCGCTCTGGGCGGATTGATGTTGTTTGTCCTCTTTAAAAAGTTCCCCGCGAAGGCACAAGACATTCTTCGCGGTTCCAATGAATATCTCAAATACTTGCCAGTGGATCGCGAGACAACCTCTATGCTTAGTCCGATTTTAGACTTCACTGCCAAACAAAACCTGTACGGTGATATGGATGACGTGTCGTTTCCTATAGCGCCGATGGCACCAGCGGGGTCCATTGACCGCTTGTCCAGGTCAGGCATAAGCGACAGTAGAGGCACAAGTGGCGGAGGAAAAGCCACCAAGCGCTCCGTCAGCGAGACCAAGAAGAAGTTTGTCGCCAGCAGTCAAAACTGGAAATGCGGCGACTGTAGCGAGCAACTCTCGGCGTGGTTTGAAGTAGATCACAAGGTCCGCCTGGAATATGGCGGCAGCAACCACATTGATAATTTAGTCGCTCTTTGCCGCGAATGCCACGGCCGCAAAACCACAATGGAAAATCTATAAAAAATAGAGGCATAATATAAATGGAATGGGATTCAACTGAAGGAACCGTACTCATCACATTTCTAGTATTATTTGGATTGGTTATTGTTACTTGGGGATTAAAAGAATATGTTGGCGTAGATTTATTTCAAATTTCGTATGAGTTTTTACGGTATATCACCGAAACTGTTGGCAGCAATATCCCGGTTTTCGCAATATTCATTTATTTAATCGTAATCTCATTCTTTTTGAACGACAAACCCAAAGTAGATAGCCCTTTATTTTACGGTCTATTGATTATCGTGCCTCTATTGATAAGCATATTTTATTTATTTTCGGGGAACATTTTTGAATCATTTACTAGCGCATTTTCATCGGCTCGCGAATACCTTTCGCCCGCAATCATTTTGAAGACTTTAGTAGCATTCGCGGTTCTATATGGGTTAAGCAAACTCTCTGTTTCCGCATACGGACTACAAGCAATGGCTTACGGCGGAATTATCATTGGCACCTTAATCGGAATTGTGGCCCTCGCAATCGCCGCCAAAATCAACCGCGCACGCATCTATAATATGACCGGGCTCGGCGGATTCATCGTTAATTTGATATTCTTTATCCCGTGTTTGCTCTCCGATTTCGTAGAATACATGTACGGCGATTTTGCCACTACGCCCAAGGTGGTGTATATCTTGTTCATCTTTGAAATCATCCTCATCCTCCTCTATTTATACCTTCCAAAATTGCTGAAAAAAATGTCCGAAAGAGAGGGCAACATCATCATTGACAAACCGATAAGAATCAATTACAAGAACGACGCGACCAACTACGTTGATATGCAGACCGGCAACGTATCTGTTGATTTGTACAAAGACAAAATTATTACGCGAAACGCCATCAATGTTCGTGACAAGTTCGCAATATCCATGTGGGTATATGTTGTCCCGATGCCACCCAATCACGCGCCATACAACGGAGAGGCGGATATTTTCAATTTCAACCGCCATCCACGAATTACATACAATGGTACAGACAAGAAATTTAGCATTTATTATAGTAATACAGAGACCGATGTATTTGACGCACCTCTAGAGAAATGGAATCATATAGTCATCAATTATACCAGGGATACAGCGGATTTTTTCTTGAACGGTGTTTTGGAACAAACACATAAACGTGTTCGTGCGGACGAGTCTTTCAATGTCGGCGACATTTTAACAACGGGGCAAGAAAATGGGCTCCAAGGTGGAATCGCCAGGATTGTTTATTATGAACGGTCTCTCTTAAATTACGAGCCCGGTAATATTTATAATTATGAGAAGGGGTTGGTCGGGTATGAATAATGTTGATGATGCTCCCTTTGGGTATGAATAATGTTGATGATGCTCCCTTCGGGTATGAATAATGTTGATGATGCTCCCTTCGGGGACGCATCATCTAATCCGTTGACAATAATTATATCGGACCAACATATACATATGTTTGGAGGACAATCAATAGAAACCGCTTATCCCGTTATCAAAGAAACCATCCCTGCCTCTCATTTAGGATACAAAACCAACAATCGTTATGATGGATTTCCGCCGCTGATGAGCGACGGTCGGTCTGTTTTTGCGGGAGCCAGGTCGGAGACACTTCTACAAAACACGATATTGAAGCAGATGAATAGTAGCTTAGATGATAAGTCCAGCATCAACAATGCGCAGTACCGTGAATATATGGTTAAGAACGCGCGTAAAATCATGGAGACCGACTTCCGCAATGCCAGTAATGATGTAGGCTACTATGAGAGGTTTGCGGACCAAATACGTGCGCAGAATGATACACAATCTGTTTCGGGTGCACCCTACCTCTATACGGACATCGCAGATAGTGCGAGACCTATGGGATATTCAGATAGCGACTTGAAGGCGATTTATTTGACCAGAGAGGAACTGGACGCACGACGTTCTACGGCAGCGTTTCGGCCGATGTAATATGCGCGGCGTTTTGCCCGATGTAATATGCGCGGCGTTTTGCCCGATGTAATATGCGCGGCGTTTTGCCCGATGTAATTAAGATTTTACAAATCATATGTTATTTGTAAAATAATATGGATAAATAATATAATGGCATCTTTTGCGCAATTAACGCCAGCAGAAATCATAAAATCCCAACAAGAAATTATCAAAAATATTCACGACATAACGGTATCACAGATACCCGCAGAAGTTACACAGATTGCCGAATTGCCTCCACAAACTGGGCCCGCAATACCTACTGGCGCAGGCACTAGTGGATATCGTTCAATCTATAATGGAAAACCGGTTGTTGTAAAACAAATTAATGTATTGTCCAAAATACGAAATAATATATTAGGCAAGAAACAATTACCACCAAAAATCATAGAGGAAAGTAAAATATATATAATAACTGGATTGCTTAATGAAATCTCAAATTATTATGAAGTATCACAAATACCCGGACATTTTTTCTGTAGATTCATTGGATACAAAATTGAATATAAAACATCTGATTCTGTAGATGGTTATAGATTCATTGTCTCTATTGTTATGGAAGACTGTGGTACAGAAGATTTACACAGTTATTTTGAAAGAATATTAAATAATGTAAAATCCGGAAATATAGCATTAAAACAAAGCTATAGATTATTAACGTGGACTATTGTACAGGCATTATTAGCTTTGCAAAAACTTCATAGTGATGGGTGGGTTCATTTAGATTTGAAACCCGAAAATATTTTTTTTAATAATAACTCAAAAATAGTTTTACTTGGTGATTCTGGGTCTGTTACTAAAATAGGTGCTTCTACCATGGTGCTTGGTCCCGTTGGAACGCCTGCATATATAGCACCAGAATTGTTATACACATTTTTTGGAATTAAAAATAATGATATGTTAAAACGCGCGGATATTTATTCACTTTTTATGTCATTTAAATTTTTTACTAACAACTATAATAAAGTGTTTAATATTAATTTAAAAGAAGACGCAGAAATAAAAGATATTTTAGGGGAAGGTGAATGGTTTAATAGAATATTTGATAAAAACCCTCAAAACAGACCGAATGTGGATGAATTAATTGCACGCATTCGTATTGTAAATCCAGCATATCTAGAATCATATGACGTTTTTAAAAGAAATATACTTGAACCAGAACATGCCAAAGCCGAACAAGAGGCAGCTACCAGAATGCAACAATTGAAAGCTATCAGAATGCAAGCATCTATCATAAAGCAACAAGAGGAAGATACAAGAAAGCAAGCATCTATCATAAAGCAACAAGAGGAAGATACAAGAAAGCAAGCATCTATCATAAAGCAACAAGAGGAAGATACAAGAAAGCAACACGAAAGTTCTCTAGGAAAACGAAGAGATCCATTTTCAAACACAAATTCAAAAAGGCTTGCAATTTTTCTTGAGGAGGGGGGCGGAGCCCGTGGCCGAACTAAAACACATAGATCCTCTAAAAAAGGTCACAAGAAGAGAGGTACTCAAAAAACAAATCGCCTTAGGCGTCGTTAGTTATTTATAAAACCCATTGTTTTACAAATAACACCATTGAAGAATTTATAACTTGTAAAAATGGCACGTTTTTACAAGTTATACACATTTTTCGCATTCAAAATGCGCAAGGGGTTGCTGATTGCGCAATGGTGTAAATCTTCACCGATATAATACCACCTCTAATATTTAGACCACTTGTTATTGTTGAAACTGCTCAGCACCAACAGTTTGTCTTTGTTGGCCTTCCAGAACTCCACTTTCATATCCAATTCGCGCTCTTCCGCCGTCTTTGGCACCACGCGGTTCTTCTTCGCGTCCATTAGCGCCTGGTCCGCCGCCGTAATTTGCGGTCTCACGCCATAACAATTCACGCCCAACCGCACATTGGGGTTCGCAAAATAGCCTCCATTTACACCCGGTCTTCCTAAATCGTGTTCGTGTCCTTTCAGTTCTTGTAGCCGCGCCCATGTCGCCTTTTGCGTGGGGAAATAGGCGTGTTGGCCTTCGCTCCAGCCATAACTCGTCCATTCGGCCCCGCCCATATAGGACGCCTCTATTTCATCATATGTCGCCAACCTAGATCCCATCGCCCGGCAAACCGCCTTGGCATCCTCATAGTTATAGAGGTTGTTGCTGACGTTAAAAACCTCTTCTTTTGGTCCGGATGGGACAGCATCTTCCGACTTCTTTTCAACCGCCTTCTTCGTATCAAAAAGGCTCGCCCAGTCCACATCGCCAAAAAGCGCCGCCACGATATCAATCTTAAATATGTATTTGAAAAACTGGATAATAACAAGCACCGTCAACCACAATTGCGCAATGGATTCCAGGAATGAAATAGACCACGGTTTCTCACCTGCGCCCATCGGGATTCCAAAGATGGCGGTTCCCACGCGGAACAACAAGAGAAACCCGACCACCTCTAACACCGAGTAGCCATTGTTCAAATGCGCCTTCGTGGATTTCTTCAAGTCCTCCCAAAACGACTCTTGTTTCTTAGTTTCCAGCGAATAGTAATAAGTGACTCCCGCCGCAATCATCAAGGCAAAAAAGATCATAATCACGAACCCTGACTTTGTACTATGGTCGTCGGCATCAAACACCACACTCATAATTCCATAAACCATAAAATAAACTGCTAAAAATCCAACTGTAATTAATGTCGTATTGACATCAAAATAGTTGTCGGCCGGGTCGGGCACTTTTCTTTTATCGGACGCCATTCGTATATTACTTCACGTGAAATTATTATGATGCGATTCTGTAAAATAAACAATATGCCATCGGGCTAACAATAGAGGCGTCGTTTTCAATGACCGATACGTTACTATCATCGTAGTGAATCCATTTGTTCGCCGATTCGTTTTTCACAAATGCCGTATAGTGTCCGCCCGCCGGGCCTCCAATGTGGTTACAGACCGCATACAGGTTGTAAATGTATTTATTTGCGCGATATCCCTCTACATAGGTGGAGAGGTCAAGTCCGGTTAAGGGGAACGCCACCACGTCGTTGATGCGCTCAATCCGGTTTCCGCGCGTCTCAAACCGCTTCAATGTGATGATCAGGATAGGGGGGAGACTCCAGAAAAGCGTGCGTTTGCTCACCACCTCTTTCTGTCCCGTTTTCTCATTGAACCACATATTGTCGCCAACCAGCTCTTCCGGCGCAACAAATAAGTTGAAACAGTTTGTCAGCGTGGGGGACGCACGGTCAATCGGCAAATCAATGATGAAGAATTGCTCGGGTTTTTGGGAATGGATAAGAGAGGCATTGCGGATTTCGGTGACACTGATGCCGTAAAAGAGTTCCATGATTTCGGAATATTCGGTGGAATACATAGAGGACAACATCTGGTAGCATGTGAGCGCGAGCGTGTCGGTGGATGACCGCGGTTTCCCGCTGATATTGACTTTGACGGAGCGCATAATCGCGGTGTGAAAACAGTTGATAATGAATCGGAGAAACTCGCTCACGTCGTTTTGGGCGTAGCCTGTGAAAACCTCTACGCCTTTTTTGGTGGCGATTTCTTGGACGGCGCTGACAAAACGGAGAGGCCGGACGACGCCATTACCCGACCACATGAGTTGTACAAGGGATTTCCATTCGTTGAATATGCGAATATCCAGAGAGGCGCCGACCATTTTACTCTGGACCGCGGGTTTGTCAAAAACGGCGTGGAGTTCATAAGTATGTGAAATCGCCTGGAGACACGAATTGAGAAAACACGTATTGCCGAGATTGACGAGACCCGTGAATCCGTTTGTCGTGTAGTTTTCTTTGGTAATATTCATTGAACAAAATTATATATAGAGAAGAGGCAAAACTCTTTATACCATTCAAATTTATTATGGACAATTCAATGGCAAATGCGCAAGTAAACCAACAAACGCAGATACAAACGCAAGTAACCCCAAATACGCAGATACAAAGACAAACACAATCCCAAAATCTATACACAGTATTGTCCGACCTTCAAAGTAACCATCGGCGGTATTTACAGGTGATGGATGACGCCTTGGAAATCATAAGAGAACAGCGACAAGTGAGAGGCGGATTCCGAACTAGTTTATCGGACTATAGAGAGAGTATTACCGCAACCGCACCTACTACCGTAGGTAATGCGAATGATACATTGTCTTTTGAATTTGTAAGTGTTATGGATCCAGCCTCTATCTTGGCGATGTTGAGAGACGCGAGTGGTTCGGGCCTTGGACAACTTACCGGCGGCGGCTCAACATCATCTAACCGCGATATCTCAAACAATACAACGGTTTATCAACAACCCGAGTTGCCAGAACCGGCAACTTGCTCAATTACATTGGAACCAATAGAGGCTGGTACAAATGTAATGAAAATCACGCGATGCGGACACGTTTTTAAAGAGGCGCCTCTAAGACGCTGGCTACAACGCGATGGACGGTGTCCAGTTTGCCGCGCGAGCATCTCTAATTCTACCTAATAGGTAGGGGTCTAGCCATAACTGCTAATATTGCGAGTAACGCATCCTGTCTAGCCTTTTCTTCCTGTCTAGCCTTTTCTTCCTGTCTAGCCTTTTCTTCCTGTCTAGCCTTTTCTTCCTGAGTAGCAATCACATTCAGCCGGTCGGCCTCTCTCACACCTGGAGTGACAAGCGCTTCCACGTCCATTTTACCAGTCATTCTGTTTGATATGATGGAAGTATTTATTAACAAATAACGAATGTTGTCATATGTGTCTCTGTCGTTTTCGGAATAGATTAGTCTGTATTTCTTTCTGTCATTGGCCGATAATTTATTCATAATTGATTTAATATCCTCACTTGAAATGTCGTCATAACATTTCTGTAATAGTCCATTTGAATAAATATTTGTAGATATTTTGAGTACATTTGGATCCAATCCAAAAACTTGTTTAATATCATTAAAAAACGCTTGATAATATGTGTTTCCATTGCTCTGTTCTGGAATAGAATCAACACTTAATGCCGGGTCAAAAAATGGTTTATCTAATATGTCTGGATTATTCTTTTGTTCTTCAATTAATGTATTAATATCTTTATCATCTGGCTCGGTTCCTTCCTTACCAAGATAAATATATACTAAGAATCTAAGTGCCCACACTTTTTTGTATAAATCCTTTTTAGTCAATGCACGAATGATTTCTTTGGTAAAATCATCTTCAATATTAATCTGGGTTAAAAACAACTGATTCAACTCAAACAATAACTTATCCTCGGTCCTGTGACTATACATTATTTTGCGCTTTGTTGTTATGGCATCGTTCTTTTTCCCGGTAAATAGATTAAACAATTTAACTCCTCTATCATTCATACCAGGTAATAAATTATCAATTTTGGCTTTTCTTGAAAAAAATGGTATAATCTTAATATTATCCTGTGTCAAACCATGATTGATATATTCTTTGGACTCGTGTTCTGGCATTTTTTTCATTATATTAAACAAATTGACGCCTCCATCTTCAAATCGGGTTACCTCGTATAAGTCGCCACCTCTTTGTTTTCTTTTTGTTTTTCGTCTATTTCTAATATTTCTTTTTGTTTTTTTAACAACCATTATACTATTCTATGACAAAATAACATCATTTATCGCTGAGGATGATTGAAATATTTGCGCCGATACCGTGTCATCGCCTTGTCTGTGATATTGCCTCTCATAACCGTGTTCAACATCTTGTCAAAATCGCGGAGCATTTCAATGATGAAATGGATGGAATACACGCCACATTCCGTGTTTTTCTTCTGATGTTCTTTCTTGGACGCAATAAACTTGTACTCGGGGTTCGTTTTATGCACCATTTTCACAAATCGCCGGATTTCGGCGGGAACGCCTCCGTTGGCGCTATCAAAAAACACAATGGTTTTCTTCGGAACACTGACAAAAAGAGAGACCCAATGCGACCCGGGTTGGTCGTGTTTGTCTAAATTAAACACAGCTGCGAATCGGC